AATTCTACACCACCTGTTTTGTGCAAATTAGAAAAGTTAGAAAAAGTAACATATAGCCCTTGACTTCTAACTATTCTAGCTGTACAATAAGAGCGCAGTTAAAAAAGTGAACAAAATACCAGACCCCGGAGAAATTCTCCCGTGTCAAAAGCTCTTATGTACCTCGCAAGTTCATAGTAGCACGTATTGTTAACTTTTGCAACTGTTATTTTTGTTAGAGTCCAATAATTTCAATGGATAGGAGGGATTTGATTGCCTGAAAAATGGACAGGCCGTCTCATTGGCGAGATGCACAACCACAATGTTACGTATGAGGAACTTGCCGCTGAACTCGGAGTAACAAAGCCGTACATCTCCATGATTCTGAACGGTGCAAGAAAACCAGCCGGAATCAGGAAGCGCATGGAGGATGCGTTCAAGGAGGTTGTCAGAAAGAAGAACGGCGTCACCGTGGACGAGCTGCTGAGCGAAAGCGGAAAGGAGGATGAGACCAGCGAAACCGTATAAAAAATCCCCGCTCCTGCTGGAACAGGAACGGGGCAGGAACCTAAACCATCACGAAAAGGCCCATATTTGCATTATAGCGCAGTTCCGGGCAGAGCGCAAGAGTCCAAGCCATCAAATCATAGGATAGCTTCGGAGGGATTTATATGACCGAAGACGAACTTTTTGAGAAAGCACTCCGCTATCTATACGAGAAGCGTCTGGAGCAGCTCGGCGTTACAGCCAATATCATCATTACCAAAAAGGAGGACGGCGAGAAATGAACTCTCGCCTTTTGCAAGAATCTCGGACAAGCACGAAAGGAGAACCGCATGACCACATTTGAATTGATCCTGGTAGTAGCAGGCGCGTTTTCCCTGACCATCGCCCTCTTCCGCCTGCTGGACAAACTGGAGGGACGATGATGAGCCGTAACCTGTTACGCATCCTCGCGATCATCCTGCTTACGGCCGCCACCCTGACATTACCGGCCATCAGCGAGACATCCGCGCCGGATATCAAAGACGATGGCCGTCTCCCCGGCGATGACATACCGGCCACCAGACCTTGCTGCGTCCTGTTGGATGACGATACATATGACCGGCCGGAAAATGAGCTGATCGAGGCCGCGCTGCTTGGTAAGGCCCATATCATCGAGGGCTGCACCGTCACCCATTACGACTGCTGCGTTTCCTGCTGCGGCAAGGATGACGGCATCACCGCCAGCGGCGTCCAGGCGACACCCGGCGTCACCGTTGCTGTTGATCCGGACGTGATCCCTCTGGGTAGCGACGTCCTGGTGGACTACGGCGACGGAGAGATCCATTACTATCGTGCCGATGATATCGGCGGCGCTGTCAAGGGAAACCACATTGATTTGTGTGTGGAGAGTCACGAGGAGGCCCTGCTGCTTGGGTGTCGGACAGCTACCGTGTATTGGGTGGAGGAGGTGTCCTGATGCCATTTACGCCGGAAGAATTGGAAGCCATACGCTTGGCTGACGAGGAGATCGACCGAGAAATCGGAGACCGGTACGTAGCCAATCAGGTGGATCGTGAGATCAGTGCGTGGCTGGACGAGCTGGCCTATCTGGACAGCGTTGATCACAAGGCCGCCCGGAATTTTAAAAAGCGGAAGGCCTACTATGCCGAGCACAAGGAGGAGATCGCGGCCCGCAAGGCTGCCTACTATGCCGAGCACAAGGAGGAGATCGCGGCCTACCAGGCTGCCTACCGTGCCGAGCACAAGGAGGCTCGCAACGCTTATATGCGCGAGTATATGCGGAATTACCGGAAGAAAAGAGAAGACCGTTACGCGGCATATTGAGGCCGCTGTCGGAAATTAAAATCTAAGGAGGACCATAAAATGGACATCAACATCAACATCCGTGGAGAAATCCACCTGCCTGAAATCGCAATGCTGTGTAAGCTTCACGCCGCGCCGGCGTCCGACGCGGTTCCGGTAGCCCCTGTTCCTGCTCCGGCTACCGCCGCACCCAAGTCTGCCACCGCTCCTGTGGCCCCTACTTCGGCGCCAGTGATGAGCCCTGGCACTGTCGCTGCTGGCCCGATGCCGGCCCCCACTAATCCAGCTCCCGTCGTCCCCACCGGCGCGCCGGTCTACACCATCGATGATATCGCCCGTGCCGGGGCCATGCTGGCCCAGCAGGGCCCGGACAAGCTCACCGCCCTGAATGGCCTGCTGCAGCAGTTCAGTCTGCGGTCCGTGACGGACCTCAAACCGGATCAGATGGGCGCTTTCGTGACGGCTATGCGAGGACTGGGGGCGCAGATCTGATGCCGACGCCTGAAAAGCACTCTTCGTTTGGGGCCTCCAGCTCCCACGCTTGGCTTAACTGCCCGCAATACATCAAGGTTCAGGAGATGTTTCCGGACACCACCAGCGAATACGCAGAGGCCGGCCGACTGGCTCACGCTATCGCAGAATATAAGGCACGCTGCTATTTCCTGGAGCCTGTCGGAAAGCGCGCATACAACGCCCGACTGAAGAAATTCCGAGAAGACCCGGCCTATGACCCCGGCATGGAGGAGGCCACCGACCTGTATCTCGATACGCTCAAATCGCAGGCCCTGGATTTTTCTTCTTCGCCGTTTGTGGCTCTGGAAACGATGGTAGACTACAGCGACTACGCGCCTGACGGCTTCGGGACCGCAGACTGCATCATGATCGGCGGAGACCGGATCGTGATCTGCGACTACAAGAACGGCGCCGGCGTCCCGGTTGAGGCGGAAGACAACAGTCAGATGAAGCTGTACGCCCTGGGAGCCGTCCAGACGTTCCGCGCCATCTATGGCGACACCATCCGGCAGGCCCACCTCGTCATCGTCCAGCCCCATGCCGGAGGCGTGAAAGAATGGGATACCACTGTGGACGAGCTGGACCGATGGGGGCGGGAAGTTGTCTTTCCGGCCGCACAGAGGGCCCTTGCCGGAGAAGATCCGGCCTGCCCGGGAAGTTGGTGCCGGTTCTGCCGAGGGCGCTCCCAGTGCACCGCGCGGGCAAAGCTGATGCTGGAGCTGGGCAATCAGTACCAGCAGGCCCCGGCCGCAGGATCTCCGAAAGTCCCTGCCGATTACTCCGGCCCTCTGCTGACTGACGCAGAGGTCGGCGCAGCCTTGACTGCCGGAGCCGGTCTGGTTGCCTGGTACAAAGACCTGCAGGATTATGCCCTTCTGGCCTGCCTGGATGGTAAGACGATCCCAGGATTTAAAGCTGTAGAGGGCCGGGGCTCCCGTAACTGGGCGGATGTGGACAGCGCGTTTAAGACCCTGCAGGAGCGCGGCGTAGCCGAGGCCCTGCTGTGGGAACGAAAGCCGGTAACCGCCCCGGCGCTGGAGAAGGCCCTGGGCAAGAAGGCCTTTGCCGAAGCCGCTGACGGCCTGGTCGTCAAGCAGCCGGGAAAGCCAACGTTGGCTCCGGAAACCGATAAGCGCCCGCCATACAATGCCGCTGCGGCGGCTTTCGGAGGTGGCCCGGATGCCTGACCGGCCTCTGTTTATTGCCGTTAACGACTTTGAGGCACAGCTCCCACTGGAACGCCTGCATGAGCTGCCGCGCTTGAAATACCGAAAGCTCTTGAAAATCGCCCTTTCAGACAGGCCGAGAAATCAGTACGAGCTGGACCGTCTGAGAGCCTGGCTGGTAGACCAGATCGAAGCTGACCGGACGTCCTGGCAGGCCGCATCGCAGGATTTCGTGAACGGCTGGAAATTCGTCAAAAACCGAAGATCCAGAAAGTCGGAAGCCAGAGAGATCCTGCGGGAAAATGATCGTTTGAAACTGTGTGTTAAGCAATCAAAAGCAATGCTTGACGCACGTACCGCACTGCTCAAAATCTACACCGAAATTATCGAGGAGGAAAAATAATGAATCCCACCACAATCACCATCGGCGAGTGCCGGCTGTCCTACTGTAATGTCTTCCAGCCCCAGCCCCCTTTCAATAACCCCGCGGGCGAGAAGAAGTTTTCTGTGACCGTGCTGGTTCCCAAGTCCAACGCCGCCGCAAAGGCCGCCATCGACGCGGCCATGAACGCGGCCATCGAAGTCGGCGTCTCTGCCAAATGGAACGGCGTCCGGCCTCCTATGCCCGCTCTGTGCGTGCATGACGGAGATGGCCCCCGGCCTTCTGACGGGCAGCCCTTCGGCGCCGAATGCAAGGGCTGCTGGGTCTTCACCGCGTCCTGCAAGGCGGATCGCCCGCCTTTCGTCGTGGACGCCCAGGTCCAGAAGATCATCAATCCTACCGAGGTTTACTCCGGCTGCTACGCCAATGTCAACGTGACTTTCTATGCATACAACCAGGCCGGGAAGAAGGGCATTGGCTGCGGCCTGAATGGCGTGCAGAAGACCCGGGACGGCGACCCGCTGGGCGGCCGCGTGACCGCCGAGGAGGCCTTCTCCGCAGTCGGAAATGCCCAGCCTGCGGCGGCGCCCACTGGCTGGGGAGCCCCCGCGCCCGCCTCGGCAGGATGGCCCACTGGCTGGCCGAACGCTTGATACCACGGGGCCCCGCAAAGGGGCCCTTTCCCATCTAAGGAGGATGCTCCATGCATCATCTATTCATCGATATTGAGACCTTCAGCGACGTGGACATCGGCAAGTGTGGACTGTACAAGTACGCCCAGAGTCCGGCGTTCCAGATTTTGCTGTTCGCATACAGCCTGGACGGCGCGCCTGTTCAAGTCGTGGATCTGACGCAGCCAGGCGCCTACCTGCCTCAGGGGGTCCTCCGCTGGCTGTTCGATAAGGACTGCGTCAAACATGCCTATAACGCCGCGTTCGAGTGGTACTGTCTCTCCCGTCACTTCCAGCTCCACGAAGAGGAGAACTACAGCGGCTTCTCCGCCATTACCTGGCTATCCCAATGGCAATGCTCCATGCTCCACGGTATGTACGTGGGCTATCCGGCAGGCTTGGACGCCGTCGGACGGGCACTGGGGCTTCCGGAGGATAAGCAGAAGCTCTCTATTGGCAAAGCGCTGATCCGCTATTTCTGCATACCCTGCGCGCCGACCAAAAGCAACGGGGGCCGGACACGGAATCTGCCGCATCACGATCCGGAAAAGTGGGAGCTGTTTAAGACCTACAACGGCCAGGACGTAGTCACAGAGATGGAGATCGACCGCCGGCTGGAAAACTTCCCGGTGCCTGCGGAGGTACAGCGACAGTGGGTCATGGACCAGATCATCAATCTCCGGGGCGTCGCCGCGGATATGGATCTGGCGGACAGCGCCATCTACCTGGGCAAGACCGTACAGGATCAACTCACGGCTGAGGCCCGGGAGATCAGCGGTCTTGAGAATCCAAACAGCGTAGCGCAGCTGACCAAATGGCTCCAGTCCGAAACCGGAGAAGATCTGACGGATCTCCGGAAAGAAACCGTCTCCGATCTGCTGGGCAAGGATTTGCCCAGCGACGATGCCCGGCGGATACTGGAGATCCGTAAGGAACTGGGCAAGACCAGCACCAAGAAGTACAACTCCGTGGAGGCCTGCGTCTGTGCCGATGGCCGCATCCGGGGGCTGATGCAGTTCTACGGTGCCAACCGGACGGGGCGGGAAGCCGGCCGTCTGGTACAGGTACAGAATCTCCCCCACGACGTGGTCCCGGCGATGAGCCTTGCCAGGCAACTGGTTAAGGGCAGGCAGCTTGACACGCTCCGACTGATTTATGGCAGCGTGACCTCCACACTGTCTGCCCTGATCCGCACCGTCTTCGTGGCGGCCCCCGGCAAGACCTTTATTGACGCCGACTTCAGCGCCATCGAAGCCCGGGTGATTGCCTGGCTCGCCGGGGAGGAGTGGGTGCTGGATGTCTTCCGGACACACGGGAAGATCTACGAGGCCACTGCCTCCCAGATGTTTAATATTCCATTTGAACTTATCAAAAAGGGCAACCCGGAGTACAGTTACCGGGCCAAAGGCAAGGTGGCTACTCTGGCGCTGGGCTACCAGGGCAGCTCCGGTGCCCTTATCAAAATGGGCGCCCTCCGAAACGGCCTGACAGAGGATGAACTGCCGGACATCGTGGACCGATGGCGCCAGTCCAACCCCGCTATCGTCAGTTTCTGGTATCAGATCGAGGCCGCCGCCCGGGGAGCCGTCGAGAACGGCCGTACATCTACTGTCGGGCGTATCACGATCGGACGAGAATGCGACCCCCGCAACGGACTGGACTTTATGACCATACTGCTGCCCAGCGGCCGAAAGCTCTATTATGCCTCCCCGTATATGGGTGTTAACCGGTTCGGCAAGCCCTCCATCTGCTACATGGGCCAGAATCAGTCCACAAAGAAGTGGGAGACTCTGGAGACCTATGGCGGAAAGCTGGCGGAGAATATCACCCAAGCGACCGCCCGGGACTGCCTGTTCTACGCAATGGAGCAGCTTCAGGCTGTTGGATACAGAATCGTTTTTGACATCCACGATGAGGTCGTTATCGAGGCACCGGAAGAGCTGGCCGGGCTGGATAAGGTAGTCGAGATCATGTCTCAGCCTATCCCGTGGGCTCCGGGCCTGCCTCTGAATGCCGACGGCTGGGTAGACGGGTATTTCAAAAAGGATTAAAAGGAGACTGTAAAATGAACAATACAATTACCGGGCTGTATAAAGCCCCTGGTCATCCCCTGGAGACTCGGACCATCCCCAATACTCTCGATGCGCTTCAGGGGATCGTCGGCGGATATATCGAAACCTTTACGCTGGCTTCGGATTGCGTGCTGATCTGCAACGAGGAGGGAAAGCTTCAGGGCCTCCCGGCGAATTTCTATTTCTGCGGGGAGCTGTTTGTCGGTCCCGTTTTTATCTGCGGGGTGGACGGAGAAGACTTCGCCAGCTTGGATGTGTCCGACTCGGCAGAAAAGATGCTGCGGGCCTCTATCCGGGCAAACGACTGTTTCGGGAAGCCCTACGTTGTGTAAGGAGGCTGCGCTATGCCAAAGCCAAATACTTACGTCCAGTTGAAAAATGCGCAGATGGAGATTATGCGGCTCCAGCAGAAGGTTGAACTCATGAAAGGGTTCACGCTTCAGCAGGCGCTGGATATGGCCATCATTACGCTGCACAACGAATTCCAATTTGGGCCGAAGTACAACGCACGTTTTGAGAACGCATTCAGAGAAACCTTTCTTGAATATGCCAAGATGTGTGTGGAGGACGGGTCCGATGACCCGGAGATCGTATACACCAAAGAAAAGGTGGATCGGGCGCTCAGAGTCGCCTGCGGAGACGACATTCTTCCGTTTGACAAAAGATACGCGCCGGAGAATCTGTATTTCCGCGATAAACTGAACGCATCAAGTGAGGCAAGCTATGCTGAATGACAGACAAATCACGATATCGGCCGGAGCCAGCCGAAGGGCGACAGCGTGGAACCCGCAGACGCTGCTGCTGTCTGAATTCTACGCCCGGCTGAAGGCGCCGGCGCGCGGCGAAGAAACGCTGGCGGAGTATATGCAGCTGCCCAAAGGGCAGCAGGACGACCTGAAGGATGTCGGCGGCTATGTCGCCGGCACCCTGAACGGCTCCCGCCGGAAAGCCAGCGCCGTTACCGGACGGGACCTCATCACTCTGGATCTGGATAATATCCCGGCCGGCAAGACGGACGACATCCTCCGCCGGCTAGACGCCCTGGAGTGCGGCTACTGCGTCTACTCCACGCGCAAGCATATGCCCGCGGCGCCGCGGCTCCGGGTCCTGATGCCGCTTAACCGCACCTGCACGGCGGACGAGTATGAGCCCTGCGCCCGGAGGATGGCCGATATGATTGGCATGGAGTACGCCGACCAAACCACCTTCGAGGCGGTCCGCCTGATGTACTGGCCCAGCTGCTGCAGAGACGGCGAGTACGTGTATCAGTTTGCGGACAAGCCCATGCTGTCCGTGGACGGTCTGCTGGGTACATACGCGGACTGGCACGATATTACCTCCTGGCCGGCTCTGCCGGGCGCTGCGGCCCTCGCACGGCCCGCAGCCAAGCAGGGGGACCCGCTGGCCAAGAAAGGCGTTGTAGGCGCTTTCTGCAAGGTCTATGACATCGAGGCAGCTATGGCGGCTTTCCTGCCGGGAGTATATGCTCCGGTGGACACCATGCCCGGTCGATACACCTATCTGGGCGGCTCCACCACCGGCGGCGCCGTTCTGTATGACAACGGGAAATTCCTATACTCGCACCACGCTACCGATCCCTGCAGCGGGAAGCTGGTCAACGCCTTTGATCTGGTACGGCTGCATCGTTTTGGAGATCAGGACGACACAGCGGAGCCCGGAACGCCAGTGAATCGTCTGCCGTCTTACAAGGCCATGTGCGATTCCGCCGTGCAGGACAAGCAGGTATCCGGCCTGCTGGCGGATGAACGCTGGGAGAAGGCACAGGAGGCCTTTGGTGCCGCCGATGCTTCCGACGAGGAGGACGACGGATCCTGGCGCCGGCCGCCGGTCATGGAGATCGACGGCCAGGGAAAGCCCATCAAGACCATGAAGAACCTGAAGACGATGCTGGAGCATGACCCGAAGCTGAAGGGGAAGCTGCGGCTGAATCTGTTCTCGGGCCGGATCGACATCGACGGGGAAATGCCGTGGAAGCGCCCAGGCACCTCCAACACCTGGAACGACGATGACGTGGCTCAGCTGCGGATCTACCTGGAACCGTTTTTCGGAAAGCTGGCCAAGAACGATATCCTGGACGCCGTGGCGGCCGCCGCCAGTGATCAGGCATATCATCCTGTCCGGGACTACCTGAACGGCCTGTCGTGGGACGGTACGCCGAGGCTGGACACGCTTTTCATCGACTACCTGGGCGCGGCAGATACGGCGTACACCCGCGCTGTGACCCGCAAGGCGTTCACGGCGGCCGTGGCGCGCGTCATGACGCCTGGGTGCAAGTATGACACTATGCTGGTCCTGGTAGGCACCCAGGGCCGCCACAAGTCCACCATTCTGGCAAAAATGGGCGGGGCATGGTTCTCCGATTCCCTACGCACCTTCGGCGATAAGGACGCCATGGAGACCATCCAGGGGACCTGGCTTAATGAGGTGGCGGAGATGCAGGCCATGGCCAAGGCCGAGGTCGACGCGGTCAAGATGTTCCTCAGCAAGACTAACGACTATTACCGGGCGGCGTATGGGCGCTATACCGCCGACCGGCCGCGTCAGTGCGTCTTCTTCGGGACCACCAACAGCAAAGAGTGCCTGACGGATACCACCGGCAGCCGACGCTTCTGGGTGATTGACATCGACCAGCGAGGCCGGACGAAGAATGTGTTCCGGGATCTGGACGGGGAGCGGGACCAGCTGTGGGCAGAAGCCGTCACCTACTGGCGCCTGGGGGAGCCGCTGTATCTGGCGCAGGAGCTGGAACAGGTGGCCCGCAGCGTGCAGGAGGACCACCGGGCGAGGCATCCATGGGAGGGTCTGATCTCTGACTACCTAGAGCAGGAGGTGCCCGTGGAATGGCCGAAATGGGACGCCAGGCAGCGGGAGACGTATCGCAACGGCGGGCTGAAATACGACGGCAAACTGTCCCCCAGGAGCCGGATATGCGCGGCGGAGATCTGGTGCGAGGTCCTGGGCAAGCAGCGCGGAGACATGCGGCAGCGGGATACCAGGGAGATTAACCTTCTGCTGGAACGCACGGAGGGGTGGGCCGGGGTCGGCGTGCGGGACGCCGGAAAACCCTACGGTAAGCAGCGCTGTTTCGAGAGGAAAACGGCGACAGACACGGCGGCAACAATTTGAATTTTGGCAACAGATTGAAAGCAACAGTTTCAACAGATGATTTTTTAAACTGTTGCTAGGTGAATCCATAGAGCCGCAAGGCTTTCAACAGATACAACAAAAGCAACAGTTATTATTATATAGAAATAAATAGGTTATTAGAGAGGTATATACACGCCTAATACGCCTAACGCGCGTATATATATAAGGAGGTCTCAAGTGTTACCGAGAATTGTTGAATGCCGGGCATGGCTTAAAGATTTTGTGAAGCGGAGCCAGCCGATAGAACCCAGGGCGGTCTATGTGGCTGGAAGCGCGAAAGGATTTTCCAGGGCGGAAATCAAAGCCGCACGAAGATGGTTTGGGAATTACATCGAGACGGAAGATCCAGAAGGGCGCGCCCGGTGGAGGTGGGCGCGATGAAAGAAAGCACTATCGAGGCGAGACTGGTCAAGCTGGTGCGTAGCCGCGGCGGGCTCTGCTACAAGTTCGTGTCTCCCGGGAATCCTGGGGTGCCGGATCGGATCGTCATCACGCCCGACGGCAGGACGATCTACGTGGAGCTGAAGACCGAGGTGGGACGGCTGGCGGCTATCCAGAAGTTCCAGCACGACGAGATGCGGAAGCGCGGAGCGGAGGTCCGGACGCTGAAAGGGATGGACGAGGTCAGGGCCTTCGTGGAGGAGGTGCTGCCGGCATGAAGTTCATTCCGCATCCGTACCAGCAATACGCCATTGACCGGGTTGTGTCGGACCCGGCGGTGGGACTGTTCCTGGAGCCGGGTCTCGGGAAGACAGTCATCACGCTGACGGCCATCCAGGAACTGAAGTTCAACCGCTGGCAGGTCATGCGGCCGCTGGTTGTGGCACCGAAGAAAGTGGCGGAGGCCACATGGTCGTCGGAGGCCGCAAAATGGGATCACCTGAAGGCCCTGCGGGTGGTCCCCATCCTGGGGACAGAGAAGCAGCGGATCAACGCCCTGTATTCGCCCGGGGATGTCTGGGTCATCAATCGGGAGAACGTCCCGTGGCTGGCGGATTACTGCCGCAATGAATGGTCCTTTGACATGGTGGTCTTGGACGAGTCCACCAGCTTCAAAAATTCCAGGTCGAAGCGGTTTATGGCTCTGAAGCGGATGAGGCCCCGGATCAATCGCCTTGTGGAGCTGACCGGCACGCCGTCGCCAAACGGCATGGAGGACTTATATGCGCAGGTGTATCTGCTGGACGGCGGGGTCCGGCTGGGCCGAACGCTTACGTCCTTCCGGGAATCGTTCATGAGCCAGGACTATGCCCATCCAGGGCAGCAGTATCGGACGTACTCCATGCTGCCGGGGGCGGACAGCAAGATCCGGGCAGCAATCTCCGACATCTGCATCAGCATGAAGACGGAGGACTATCTGACGCTGCCGGATTACATCGAGGACGTCGTTCCCGTTGCGTTGGACGCCGCAGCGAAGAAAGCATACATGAAGCTGGAGCGGGAGATGCTGCTGCAGGTCGATACCGAGACCATCACCGCCGGCAGCGCCGCTGTGCTGAATGGCAAGCTGCTGCAGCTATGCGGTGGCGCAGTGTATTCCAACGACGGCACCGTGGCCCTGGTTCATTCCTGTAAGCTGGACGCCTTCCTAGAGCTGATCGAGCAGCTGGGTGATGACCACGCGCTGGTATTCTACTGGTTCCAGCATGAGCGGGACCGCCTCATGGAGGCCCTTTCCGGAACCGGACGCCGGGTGCGTGTCTATGAGGGTCCGGAGGATGAGCAAGCATGGAACGCCGGGGAAGTGGACGTGCTGCTGGCGCATCCGGTCAGCTGCGGATACGGGCTGAACCTGCAGGCCGGTGGGCACCACGCCGTCTGGTATACCTTGCCGAACTGGGCCCTGGAGATCTTCCAGCAGGCGAATAAGCGCCTGCACAGGCAGGGTCAGCAGTACCCTGTTATCACACACATCCTGGCGGTACAGGGCGGTGTAGACGAGGATGTGCTGGCGGCGCTGCACGGCAAGGAGGACTCGCAGGAGGCGCTTATGCAGGCGCTGAAGGCGCGGATCGAGAAAGCGAGAGCGGAATGAGCCTTGACCAGTATCTCGTGAAGATCGATGCGAATGGAAATCTCTGCTGGGATTGTGAGAGGGCCTGCGGCGAGTGTCCGTGGTCGGAAATTGATCCGGATACCGGACATCCAAGATTTGAGCCTGTGCCCGGTTGGACGGCCAGAAAAGTAACAAGGCCGGTAGGAAACGGCCCGGGTGGTAAGGTCTGTATGACCACTTACAGCATCATAGCCTGTCCGCTGTTTGTACAGACACCGCCGAGAAAAAGCAGCCCGGCTATGTTGACAGAGGCGCAAAACGAATGGTTTTTGAGGAAAAATAAACGATGAACAAAATCAATTACGAAGACCGGAAAAAGGTCTATCAGGCGGCCCTGAATAAATGGGGCGTAGACCTCCAGACCATGATGGCCGTGGAGGAAATGAGTGAGCTGACCAAGGAAATCTGCAAGATCAAGCGCGGAAAGATTGATCTGGACGCCCTGGCAGATGAGATCGCGGATGTGACCATTATGCTGGAGCAGCTGCGGATGATTTACGGTCTGAATGATGCCGTCTGCGATCACATGGACGCAAAAATCCTGAGATTACAGAGCCGAGTTGGAGGTGCGCTGTGAAGATCATTGAGATCAACCCAAAAATCAAGGCTCTTGTCGATGCCAACGGCGGATATTGCCCGTGCGCTGCGACAAAATCACACTACACCAAGTGCATGTGCGATGCGTTCCGGAATCAGCTGATCGTTGGCCAGTGCCATTGCGGAAGGTATGAGAAGGTTTTGGATCAGTCAGACGTTGCGTGCCTGATTACCACGATTGAAAGCAAGCTGGAGGACGAACCGTCGCGAGGACGGTTGACGATCCCGCGGCCGCTGATCGTCAATTCGGCTGCCGCGCTGCGGATGGCCATGAAACTGATGAAAGAAAACAAAGCCTTGCAAGAGGGATATGACGCCATGGCGAGAGATCTGGAGACACGCACCAGACAGGTGCGGGAGTTGCAGGAGGTGAATCCACCTGAATCTACTATCCGATAACGATCTCCGGACAATTCAAACGGCCCTGGATTCTAGCCTGGAGATCGAGATGGTCCGCACACTTGGCCCGGTATCTGTGTCCGTGCGGACATTGCGGGTCGGTCCGCCGTGGCCGGCATGGGTGCATACCATCGCACAGGTCCGGCAGGACAACGGACACATCACGTCGGTCCAGAACTTTACCAGTGTGGAGGAAATGAGGCGATATCTTTGAGCAAACCCAGGTATGACTGGTGGGGCTACATAAAGGCCGTTATCCGGAGGTATCCGGAGCTGAAGGGCAGGGAGGTATCCGGAATAGCCCTGCGGGAAAAAGAGGCTGTAGAGGCTGCCATAGCCGCCACAGAGCGTATGCAGAACGGCAGGGATCGTCTGGAGGTCGTGGACAGGGTCTTCTGGAAAAAGACGCATACGCTGTCCGGAGCGGCGCTGATGGTTCCGTGCGGGTATGAGACGGCAAAGCGGTGGCAGCAGCAGTTCATAAAGCAGGTCGCCAGGTCTCTCAAATGCGATGGCCTGATCGATTAAAGAATAACCACAAAAGCCATTTACTTGTGTCAGAATTAGAGCCATGAATGGGAGAATATCCTGTTCATGGCTCTTTTTCATGTTTTTCCTCCTGACCGCCCGGCACCGAGGCGGCAATATCGGGCCACTCCTTCCGCCGGATTAGGTTAATGGTAGACCGGCTGCCTTCCAAGCAGTATGTGCCAGTTCGATTCTGGTATCTGGCTCCAGCAGAACAAAACACGCGGATAGTTTTAAGAACTGCGTGCCCGCACTCGGTTCGATTTTAAAACCGCAATTTGGTATTTCGGGCTTTGTCCGTGTCACTTGATAGACTGGGTCGGGAGTCTGATGCGGATATTAGAGGTCACTTATGGCAAGAGATTTTGCAAAACCTTTCTATGATTCGACGGCTTGGAAAAAGTGCAGAGCCGCCTTTATCAAAGAGCGAATTGCGATAGATGGCGGCATGTGTCAGCGCTGCGGACGTGAGCTTGGATATATCGTGCATCACAAGAAATGGTTGACCCCGGAGAATATTAACGATCCGGATATAACACTGAACCATTGGAACCTGGGGTATGTGTGTCTGACCTGCCACAACAAGATCGAGGAAGGAGAAGAAGAGTCGCGATATCGGTTTACGCCTGATGGTCAGGTGGTAGCCTACTCCCCCCCCCATCAAAAATGAGCGGAATTTTTGGCTGACGACCGCGCTCAAGCATCCGGGGAATACACAGGTCTCGTGCATGACCCCCTCCCAAAGAAAAGAAGGTGAGTAATTTGGCGGAAGATAAAAAGAAAAGCGAACGAGAACAGAAGATTGCCCGTGAAATTGCTCGACTAACAAAGAACTTTTCCAAGATTGATGGAAAAAAGCGGTCGATCATTCGAGGATTGATAGATCGGGCCGCCTTCATGCGGGTGTCCTTGGATGAGATGGAGGAAGACCTGGACGAGAACGGGTTCACCGAGCTGTTTTCACAGGGTGACCAGGTTCCGTATGAGCGAAAACGGCCGACGGCTGATCTGTACAACACCATGAACGCCAATTACCAGAAGATTATCAAACAGCTCACGGATCTGGCACCGAAAGAGGAACCAAGGCAGGATGCCGGAGACGGATTCGATGAATTTGTGGAAGGGCGGGAGGATGCGTAATGGCCACGAAGCTGGTCAAGTATCCTTTGACCTACAATCCGATTCTGGAATACTGGGAGGCAATAGAGAGCGGAAAAGAGGTTGTCTGCTCCAAGGTGCGCAAGACTTACAAAAAGCTTGTGGCGGACCTGAGCGACAGCGAAAGTCCGTATTTCTACAGCCCGAAGCGTGCCAATCATGTGATCGAGTTTTTCGAGAACTACTGTCATCACTCAAAGGGTGCTGTTGGCGGGCAGAAGGTAATTCTGGAACTGTGGGAAAAGGCACTGCTTGCTGCTATTTTCGGATTCATTGACATCGAAGGGAACCGGAAGTACAGAGAGGCCATGCTGATCGTCGGCAAGAAGAACGGAAAGAGCCTGCTTGGTTCAGGCGTTGGCCTTTACCTCCAGGTGGGCGACGGTGAAGCTGGCCCGGAGGTTTATGCCGTAGCCACCAAGAAGGACCAGGCCAAGATCATATGGACTGAGGCAAAGCGCATGGTGCGCAAATCACCGGCTCTGCTGAAGCGCATCAAGCCACTGACGCATGAGCTTTCCAGCGAGGATTTCAACGACGGTGTGTTTAAGCCGTTGGCCTCTGACAGTGACACACTGGATGGCCTGAATGTCCACGGGGTGCTGATGGACGAGATCCATCAGTGGAAGAACGGCAAAGCCCTGTTTGACATCATGGCGGACGGTACCACGGCACGTGAGCAGCCGCTGGTGTTCATTACTTCCACGGCGGGTACCATCCGCGAGGATATCTACGACGAGAAATATGAGTATGCCGAGCGCGTTATTAACGGCTACGGAGATCCAAATGGATACCACGACGACCACTTCATCGCCTTTGTCTATGAGCTGGACAGCAGAAAGGAGTGGACAGACCCGGCTTGCTGGAAGAAAGCAAATCCCGGGCTTGGAACCATCAAGCGGCTGGATCAGCTGGAGGCAAAAGTAGAGAAAGCAAAAGCCAATCCAGCTCTCGTCAAGAATCTGGTTTGCAAAGAGTTCAACATCCGGGAGACCAGCTCCGAGGCATGGCTGACATTCGAGGAGCTGAACAACACGGCCACCTTCGATTTGAAGGATTTGAAGCCCAGGTACGGCATTGGCGGCGTGGACCTGTCCTCCACCACTGACTTGACGGCGGCAAAAGTGATTTTCCAGGTGCCGAATGATGAGCATATCTATGTGCTGCCGATGTACTGGCTGGCCGAGGACCTGGTGGAGCAGCGGGTACATGAAGACAAAATACCCTATGACATATGGATAGAACAGGGGCTTGTCCGAACATGCCCCGGGAATAAGGTACACGCCAAGTATGTAACGGAGTGGTTCCTGGAAGTCCAGAACAAACTCGATATTTACATTCCGTGGGTTGGATATGACAGCTGGAGCGCTACTTACTGGGTGGAGGAAATGGCGTCCCACTTCGGCGCCGAGGCGATGATTCCGGTGATTCAGGGCAAGAAAACCCTGTCCGCGCCCATGAAGTCTCTGGGGGCTGATTTGGCAAGCAAGCTGATTGTATACAACAACAATCCTGTGGACAAGTGGTGTTTAGCCAACACCTCCTATGAGGAGGACAAAAACGGCAATATCCAGCCGCACAAAACGTCCAAGCGCACCCGGCGCATCGATGGCACCGCCGCTTTGCTGGACGCCTATGTGGTGTTGCAGGACAAGATAGCAGACTACCAAAGCATGATTTGAGGAGGCGAGAAAAATAGGCTTTTTAGATAGATTCCTCAACAAAAAAGTGGAACAGACTCGCGTCCAGATGGTGACGGAACGGGGCAACGGATACTACGCCTGGAACGGCAAGATTTATCAGTCTGACATTGTGCGGGCATGCATCAGGCCAAAAGTAAAGGCTGTTGGAAAGCTGGTAGGCAAGCACCTGCGGCGGACCATCTTACAGGACGGCAGTCAAAAACTCCAGGTAAATCCGGAGGCATATATCCGCTTCCTTCTGGAGGAGCCGAATCCGTACATGACGGGGCAGAAGCTCCAGGAGAAGCTGGCGACCCAGCTATGCCTGAACAACAACGCCTTTGCTGTGGTGATCCGGGATGAAAACGGATATCCGGCGGAGATTTACCCGGTCCCGGCATTGTCGGCGGAGGCCATCTATGACAAGGCTGGACGGTTGTATCTGAAATTCCTGTTTCGGAACGGGAAGAGCTACACCTTCGCATATACCGACATCATCCATCTGCGGCAGGACTTCAATGACAACGACATCTTTGGAGAGAGCATTGCCCCGGCGCTGGCACCGCTGATGGAGATCGTCAATACCACGGACCAGGGCATCGTGAAGGCAATTCGCAATTCCAGCGTGATTCGCTGGCTGCTGCGGTTCAATTCGTCTCTGCGGCCGGAGGACATCAGCAAGCAGACAAAGATGTTCGCGGAGAACTTCCTGTCTGTGGAAAAGGGCGGATATGGTGTGGCCGGTACCGATACCAAGATGGACGCCACGCAGATCGAGCCGAAGGACTATGTGCCAAACGCCGCCCAGATGGACCGGACCACGATTCGCATCTACTCGCTGTTCAACACCAACGAGAAGATTGTTCAGAGTCGGTACACGGAGGATGAATGGAACGCCTACTACGAAGCGGAGCTGGAGCCTGTGGTGATGGAGCTATCCGGCGAGTATACCCGGAAGCTGTTCAGCCGCCGGGAGCGCGGGTTTGGCAACAGCATCGTCTTTGAGGCGTCCAATTTGTCCACCGCCAGTATGGCGACAAAATTGAATTTGTGCCAGATGGTGGACCGCGGCGCACTGACCCCCAACGAATGGCGGGCGGTCCTGAACCTGGCTCCGCTGCCAGATGGGGACAAGCCTGTACGCAGACTGGATACTATGCCGGTGGAAGGAGGTAGTGATACGTGAAGCTGAATATCATCGGTGACATTATCCAGAACGATGATAAATGGGTATATGACTGGCTGGAGTATGACGCCACCTGTCCCAGGGACGTACATAACGCCATAGAAAAGGCAAACGGGGAACCTCTGGATGTATACATCAACTCTGGCGGCGGGGATGTGTTCGCAGGCAGCGAAATCTATGAGGCTCTGCGGGATTATTCCGGCGAGGTGACAATCCATGTGATTTACGCGGCTTCTGCTGCAAGCGTTGTCATGTGTTCCCGCAAAAGCGTGATTACCCCCGCCGGTATGGTCATGGTGCACAACGTGTCCTCTACAGCGAGGGGCGACTATCACGCAATGGACAAGTCCAGTGAGATCCTGCAAAAGGCCAATAAGGCTATCGCGGCGGCCTATACCGCAAAATCCGGAAAGACTGAGGCGGAAGTCCTGAAGATGATGGACAAGGAGACCTGGCTGACAGGACAGGAGGCGGTGGACGCCGGACTGGTGGATTCCATTTCCGAAGGACGGCTGGTAGCTTCCGGGCCTGGTACGCTCCCTCCCGAAGTGATTGAACGCATCAAAAACGAGATCAGAAATCCATTTCAAGCCAGAAGCGCCAGGACGGCGCAAGCCAAGCTTGATTTTTTAAGATTGAAAGGAGCAACAAAATGACCAAAGAGAAGTATCTGAATGACCGGAAGGCCCTGCTTGACCAGGCCCAGGCCCTGATTGACGAGGGCAAGATGGAAGAGTTTGAGGCCAAGAAGAAGGAAGTGGAGGACCTGGACGCCAAGTTTGAGAACGAGGCCAAGGCCGCCGCCAATCTCCGCGCCCTGGCTGACAAGGCCGTTGTGACCGACCTGTCCGCGGCGTCTGTCAGCGTGAGCGGCAAGGTTGTGGAAACCACGGCCGACACTGCGGAGGACATTTACAACTCCGTGGAGTACCGCAAGGCGTTCATGAACCATGTCATCAAGGGCGAGGCGCTGCCCGCCAAGTTTGTGAACTCGGACGCCAACACCAAGACCACCGATATCCCCGCCGTCATCCCCACCACCGTCATGGAGCGGATTGTGGAGAAGATGGAGAGCACCGGCATGATCCTGCCTCTTGTGACCCGTACGGCTTACAAGGGCGGCGTGAAGATTCCCACCTCCACCGTGAAGCCTGTGGCATCCTGGGTTGCTGAGGGCGCTGGCAGCGATAAGCAAAAGAAGACCACCGGAAGCATTGACTTCGCCTATAACAAGCTGCGCTGTGCGATCTCCGTGAGCCTGGAGACCGATACCATGGCGCTGTCCGTGTTTGAGACCACCTTCATCAACAACGTGACCGAAGCTATGACCAAGGCCCTGGAGCAGTCCATTGTCAGCGGCACCGGTTCCGGCCAGCCTAAGGGATTCCTGACCGAGACCGCTCCGACCGGACAGGCTTTGAGCATGGCTGCCGCAGACAAGCTGTCCTATCAGACGCTGGTCGATGCGGAAGCCGCCCTGCCTCTGGCCTATGAGAACGGCGCTGTGTGGTTCATGACCAAGAAGACCTTCATGGCCTTTGTCGGTATGGTGGACTCCAACAAGCAGCCCATCGCCCGGGTGAACACCGGCATCAATGGCCGCCCCGAGCGCACTCTGCTGGGCCGGACCGTTGTCCTGAATGACTACATGGTTTCCTACGCGGATTCCATGGCCGCTGCCGGCATCATCGCCGCTTTGTTCAACCCCAAGGACTATGTCCTGAACACCAACTTGGCTATGACCATCAAGCGGTACGAGGACAACGACACCGATGATCAGGTGACGAAGGCTGTCATGCTGGTGGACGGCAAGGTGGTGGACGTCAACTCTCTGGTGACCATTACCAAGGCTAAAGCCGGAACCTGAGGAGAGATGAGATATGGACTACCTCTGCAGCATTGCCAAAGTACGTCTGAGAATCAAATCTGCTGCGTTTGACGACACAGAGATCCGTCCATTGATCGAGGCTTGCCTTAAAGATTTGGCCCGCGTCGGCATTGCAGAAGCTTCAGAAGAAGACCCGCTTGTGGTTCAGGCAGTTGTTTTATACTGCAAGGCAAACTTTGGCTTCTCGGATGGCCAGGAGCGGTATCAAGCGGCTTATGAGTCTTTGCGGGACAGTATGGCGCTGTCCGGAGATTATGGGGGTGACGGCAATGATGTTTCGTGACGTTGCGAAATTGGTTGCTGTCACCTCCACAGAGGACCAGGACGGATACGACACGGCATCTGAGGTTTACACCGATGTGTTTGTCGACGTTAAATCTGTAACCCGTGAGGAGTTTTACCGCAGTATGCAGGCCGGCAGAGAGTTGGCAATCGCTTTTGACATTCGCGCTTGCGACTATGACGGTCAGCCGCGGATCGAGTATGACGGAAAGCAATACAAAATCGAGCGATCCTATACGAAAGACGGGGAAGTCACGGAGCTGAATTGCTCCGTGTACAAGGGGGACAAGCCGTGACAGTCAATGAGCGAATAAAGTCCACGTTGGCCCCTCTCGGTCTTCCAGTTAAGCCGGACCGTTACAGCGGAGATTCCGAATCCTATTTCGTGTTCAACTACACGACGATGGGCACGTTGTTTGCAGATGATAGACCGAGCTACGAGCGGTATCTCGTGCAAGTCCATTACTTTTGCCCAATGGGAGCAAATACCCTCTCCACCCGGAAGAACGTCAAGCGCCTTTTGTTCGAGGCCGGATTTACTTGGCCGGATGAAGTCAACGCCGGAGACAGCAGCATGCAAAAGTCCGACGAAGACAAGCAGCACATCGTATTTGAGTGTGAAATCGAGGAGGGCGTGGTTCTGGATGGCTAGTTTCGGCGTTAATGGACTGGACGGTTTGATGTTGTCTTTGTCAGAAGCTGCGGAGCTGCCGGATGACGTTGCGGAAGAGATGTTGACGGAAGAGGCGGAAATCGTAGAGGAGGCCCAGGTTTATCAGGGAATGGCCATGGGAGTCTACGACACCGGCGAGACACTGCGCTCTATCAGCCACGGGAAGATGAAGCGGACGAATGACGGAGGCAGGGCGATGTATGTCTATCCGCAGGGAACCGACGAAAACGGGATCCGCAATGCAGAGGTGGCCTTTATCAATGAGTTCGGAAAGCACGGACAGACGGCCAGACCGTTTATCAGGACAGCCAACGAGGAAGCGGCTGATCCTGCCGTGGAGGCTGCGGCAAAAGTGTACGACAAATTTCTGAAATCCAAAAATCTATAAAGTGGAGGTACATATTTATGAGCAAGGTTCGAATGGGGGCTAAATACCCTCGGTTCGCGCAGATCAAGTCGGAGCCTGAGGGCGCTCTGCCTCAGTATAATACCCCTATTACGACCATTGGCGAGCTGATCGCCGCGAACCTGACCCTCAACTATGCGTCCGGCGAGCTGTACAGCGACGACGCCCTGAATATGAAGGTGGAGGAGTTCTCCAGCGGATCCATCGCCATGGAGAACGACGGCCTGGAATCTGAGGTGTATGCTGCGCTGTTCGGTGCAACGATGGATGATTCGGAGACCGGCCTTGTGATCCACTCTGCGGATGATGCGGCGCCCTACGGCGGTCTCGGATACTATACCCGGATGCGCGACAAGACCGGCAAGGTGTATTACGAAGGACACTTCTTCCCGAAGGTTGTGGCGTCTCTGAACGGCTCAAACGCCAGCACAAAATCCGGCTCCATCAACTTCACCACGGCCAATGTGACCTTCACGGTGATGAAATGCGGCAACGGACAGTTCTGGCTCCACGAGGTGTTTGAGACCGAAGCTCTGGCCAAGAAGTTCGTGGACGACCATCTTACAACTGCTGGTTGATCATGAAAACGCGGGGGAGGGCAGTACCCTCTCCCGCTATGAGGTGAGTTATGAAGGCAGTAAAAGTTACATTGTCCGGTCAGGACTATTATCTGGCATTTACCGGCGAGGCCATGTTTGCCTTTGAGGACGCATTTGGTGGCAGCGACGCCTATTTTGAGAAGTCAGCTGGCGCCGGAGCGGACGCCTTCAGGGCGGTATGCAAGGCTACGTCTATCTTGGCGGAGTATGGAGAGCTGGCCAGGAGGGCAATGGGCTACGACAAGGGGCCTATCCCCACAGAGGACCTGCTGACGACCTGCTCCACGCCGGCAGACATTCTCAAACTGCGGCAGGCAAATCTGACAGCCATTGTGGTCGGATACGGCAGGGAGGTAGAGTCCGATGAGGCCGCGGACCTGGATTTGGCTGAACTGGATCAAAAGCTGGGAAAAAACTGACCCGGGCACATTATCTGCGCATGGCCTCCTGCCTGGGTTTGGGAGCGACGGAGGCCATGCAGATGTGTCCGGGTCTGGTGTTTGATATGTGGGAGCTGTATGTGCGGGAGCACAGGCGAGATGAGGATTAGATCTCCAGCAGCTTCTTTTTGACGGCTTCAAATTCCTCCCGCGTTAATGCTCCCTGGTCTAAGAGAGTTTTCAGCTTGACCAACTCATCTACAAAGTTGGATGGCTGAGCGGTATCTTGCACAGGGGCTGACATCACGCCGAGAACATATTGATAAAGTTTATCTGCGGCATCTGACTGGTCTTTTTTATAAAGATAAGTCAATGGGCCACTTCCAACGCCAATGGCCGCGTTGCCTACACCTATGTACCCGGACGGTACCTCGCCAAAAGTCAGAATAAGTTTACCTTTGCTTAGACCAGATGGCGGGACAAGTTGAATTTTACGCAGAGTAGAAATTGGACGAACTACGTCGCTTGTGTTTTTGAGGTTGACGCGATAAATCAGCAAATTATTATTTGCTGTAAAAGTAGCAGGAGGATTGCAACAATCTAAGACATAGGTTGGCATTTGATTCACTCCATTTTGATTATCGTGATTTAAGGTCGTGTCTCCGGTATGCCCCGCTTTTCAAGCTCATTAAGCATCATACAGTACGCCTCATTTTCGCTCAAGGAAAGCTTCTTCGCGGCTGTGGAAGAGCTTCCAGGGAAAAAACCGTATGGGGAGGATTCCCAATGATGCCCCATTGGATAGAGAGTATCATTTTCGATACATTGATCCACAAAGTCACTGATGAGTCGCTCCTTGCGGCGAAGCTCCTTCTTTTGCTTGTGCGTATTCCAGGAGAGTTGAATGATAACAGCAATAATCGCAACAAACCAGCAAAAACCGATCATGAAAAACCCTCCTTTCAATAAATAAGATATCACGACCAATTATAAAAAACAAGAGGTGATCCCATGGCAACCAGGACGATTTCAACGAAATTGGCAATCGAGGGAGAAAGCGAGTACCGGCAGTCTGTCACGAATATCAATAATTCGTTAAAGACGCTGAAATCAGAGCTGGCACTTGTAGAGAGCCAGTTTCGTGGAAACGCCAATAGCCAGGCAGCTCTAAAGGCAAAAGGCGAGGCTCTTAGCAAGCAGTTTTTACTCCAGACGCAGAAGCTGAACGAAACAGAGGCGGCGTTGGAGAACGCGAAAAAGTCGCAGGAGAAATATGCCTCCGCGGTAGCGGATTATAGTGCCAAGATCGCATCTGCTAAGCAAAAACTGGAAGCGCTGAAATCCAGTACCGAAGATACTACGAAGGAGCAAAAGAAGCTCAACGAAGAAATCAGCGCTTATAAAGACGAGCAGGCAAAAGCACAGAGCTATCAGACTGCGGCTCAGAGAGGCGTTGAGGATTGGCAGCGCAAGGTTAACTATGCCAGGAGGGATTTGAATGACCTCAACGGAAAGATTGAGGAAAACAACAAATACCTCGGAGAGTGTACCAGAAAAACAAATTACTGTGCAACATCCATTGACGAATATGGGAAGAAGACCAATCAAGCGGCTAAAGAACTGAAAAACGCTAACGAGGTCATGAACGCTATGGCCGCCGCGCTTGCATCCGCTGGGATTGCCCGTGGTATTGGAGAAATCAAGGACGCTTTGGAAGCCTGCGTGGACGCCTCCAAAGACTTTGAGAGCGCCATGTCATCCGTCCAGGCCCTATCTGGAGCCAGTGCAGAGGAGTTCCAGCAGCTCTCCGATATGGCGAAGCGAATGGGCGAGACCACAAAGTACACGGCAGCCGAGAGCGCGGATGCGTTTGGTTACATGGCTCTGGCTGGGTGGGACACGCGGGATATGCTTTCCGGCATTGAGCCAATCTTGAAGCTCGCCACCGCTGCCAGCATGGATCTGGGACAGGCGTCTGATATTGTGACTGACTATCTGACGGCGTTTGGGCTAACAGCGCAGGATGCTGCCGGATTTGTGGATCAGATGGCCTATGCCATGGCGAACTCCAACACAGACGTTGCCCAGCTTGGAGAGGCCTACAAAAACTGCGCTGCCACGGCAAAATCACTCGGATACAGCGTGGAGGATACCACCGCCGTTCTGATGACCATGGCCAATGCCGGTATCAAGGGCGGGGAAGCCGGTACGGCGCTGAACGCCGTCATGACCCGGCTTGCAACAGACACCAAGGGATGCGCAACCGCACTGTCGGAATACGGGGTACGCGTCTACGACGCCAATGGGAATATGCAGAGCCTTTCCAGCATCCTCAACGGCGTTTCTGAAGCGTGGGGGAATCTAACTGACGAGCAGCAGGCCAATCTGGCCAAGACTATCGCTGGCACCAATCAGTATTCCGCTTTTCAGACCATTATGAACGGCTGCGGAGAAGCGGCGGCAGAAGCGGGACAGTCCTTCAACGACTACGCCGTCGCTTTGGAGAACTGCTCCGGCGCAGCTGGGAAAATGGCCGATACCATGCTGGACAACCTCAATGGAAAGCTGACTCTGATGGGCTCCGCCTTTGACTCTTTAAAAATCGCCATTGGAGACACACTGTCCCCCGCATTGGAGGAGCTTGCAGAGTCCGGGACGGACGCCTTCTCGTGGGCGGCGGATTTCGTAGAGCAAAATCCGTGGTTGGTGCAGGCGCTGGCTGGGGCAACAACGGCCGCAGTCACGTTTTCAGCAGCAATCACCGGATTAACGGTCATAAATAAATTAACGCACATGGTAGAAGGCGCTACCGGTGCGTTAAATGCTCTACAGATTGTGTTGGCCGCTCATCCAGCGGTTGCGGTGGCTACGGCTGTATCTGGACTTGCTGTTGCACTCGGTTCATTCATTGCATCAGCAAAGAAGGCAAGCGAAGAAAACAGAGATTTCTTGAATAGCCTGGAGGAATCCAAAAAGGCCTTTGAGGAGACCGCTGACTCCATCCAAAAGGGCGCGGACGACACGCTGTCCATGGTATCCGCCCTGGAAAACCTGATGGAGGTGGAAGTCAAATCCACGGCACAGAAGCAGGCTATGGCCGATCTGGTGGATCAGTTGAACGAAGCAGTCCCGGAACTGTCCTTGGCCTATGACGCCCAGACAGACAGTCTGAACATGACCGCCGGATCTATCCGGGAACTGGCTAAGGCGCAGGCGGAGCAGCAGATGCAGGCGGCGGAGGTCCAGCGTCTGAGCGAGCTGTATGTGGAGCAGGCCCAAATCGCCACGGATTTGGCGGCGGCAGAGTACCAGCTCAAGGAAGCCCAGGCGGCGCTGAACGCCATGCAGGAAGCCGGGACCTACGGGACCGTAGGATACGAGGCGGAGACGGCGAATGCGGAACAGGCCGTAGTATCTGCCAAAAAATCAGTGGATGAGTTGACGGCTGCCCAGAGTGAAAACCAGGAGGCCGTCGAAGCTCTGGAAGGCAAGTATGCGGACGCCCAGGCTGCCGTTGAGAATACCGGCGCCGCAGCGGAGGGCACCGCCCAGCAGCTGGAAGAATTGACAGCTGCATCTGAAGACTTGACGAATACCACAAAGAGCCTTTCCGATGAGGTGGGCATGCTTTCCGGCGCCTTGCAGGAGCAGCAGAAATCCGGAAGCCTGTCCCTGAATACCACGCTGGAGCTGATTGACGCCGGATATGCTGCCGCGCTGTCTATCAATGAGGAAACCGGCGCTATCACGCTGAATAAAGAAGCCTACATAGAGATTGCCAAGGCGAAGCTGGACGAGCAGATTGCCTCCCTCCAGACCCAGCAGACCAGCATCCAGACGGCAATCCAGCTGAAACAGGAGGCCATGACCGTTCTGACGGACGCCTGGGCCTATGCCGAGCTGAAAAAGGCCAAGGACGAGCTGGAGGGGCTGGAGGGGCAATCCAAGGCCTACGAGGCCCAGATAGCGGCTCTGGAGAAGCTGAAAAACAGCTTGGGAACCGTCACAACCGCGACAAAGTCAGCATCTAAAGCCACAGCATCGGCCTCCAAGCAGGTCAAGACCCAGGCGGAGAAGGACCTTGCTACATACAGGGAATTGAAAGCCACTCTTGACCATGATAAGGCCATGGATTTGGTCAGCGAGCGGGATTATTATGCGAAGCTGAAGAAGTACCGGGACCAGTACCTGACCGACGATGACAACCTGGACGAGTACCGGAAAATCACCGAGCAGATCTACAGCTACGACAAGTCCCTTGCTGATAAGGAAAACGCTCTTTGGGAGGAGCAGACCAAAGCCCTGGTCAGCGAACTGGAAGCTCGCTTCAAATCCGCTATGGAAGAGCAGGACAAGATGGAGCAGCGCCTTGCGGACTATGGTGATCTGTTCAAAATTGAGGAAGACAAAATGTCCCTGGCGAATATCCAGGACCAGATCGACGCCATCAACGACTACGAAGAAGCTCTGACCGGACTGAAAGAGCGTGGGATCTCTGACAGCCTCATGGATGAGGTTCTGGGCATGAATGTGGATGACGCCACTCAGTATGCGCGGCAGTTGATTTCCATGACCGAAGACCAGTGGGACCAGTACAACACTCTTTGGGAGGAAAAGCAGAAGCGCGCCGTTGAAGTGGCGAAGAAGTTCTACCAGGACCAGCTGGACGCTCTGAAGACGGAATACGATGACAAACTCGGTGTGGCGTTGGGCGTGCTTACCGATACAGCCTATACCAGCGGAGTAGACACGGCACAAAGCCTGATTGACGGACTTGCGGCCAAAGAATCCACCCTGTACGCAAAAGCGAAGACTATGGCTGATGAAGTATCACGCATCCTTTCCGATGCATATTCAGCGTCTGGAAATGTGGACGGCTCTCACGCTGCGGGTTTGGCCTATGTGCCCTATGACGGCTATATCGCCGAGCTTCATCAGGGCGAGCGCGTTCTGACAAAGGAAGAAGCACAGGCATATATCGCTCGGTCGATACCAAGCACCTATGATATTCCGCGTGACAACAGAACGCAGATGATCGGGGATATGCTATCCAATGCGGTGAATGCGATAGGGACGGTCTCGGCGGGCACTGGAGCCAGAAGCAAATATGTGATTGAGCTGCATATGGACGTGAATGGAAAGGAGTTTTACCGCGATACGATTGATGATCTGCGCAGCGTAATGAAATCCAATCCGGAGGCGGTGAATGACAGATGAGCGATGTACAGATCATTTTGGATGGGGAAGCACTTCCCGAGACCAGCAATGACAAATACAGCTGTTACGAGGAGGAACTGTCTGTATCCCTTGTAATGGCAGCCGGGAATATGGTCAAGGAGATCAAAGACCCTGGGAAAGTATGGCACGTATCGTATTCCTATGACTACATGGGGGACGAAAAGTTCAGAAAAATTCTGGCGATTCTACGTCGTGGCGATCCTTTCAACGCGGCGGTGCTGCCGGACAACAGCGACACCATGGTATCCTCCCGGTTCTTTTGCACGAGTCTGACACCTCCATCATTCGCGTTTTCCAGGAGCGGAAAGCCTTACTGGCATAATCTTTCTTTCGAATTGCGGGAGGTGGAGCCCCATGCTTGATCGCTCTCCGGCGTATCTGGCGGCCATCACGGCGTCCGGCCGGCGGATCCTGATGCGGGCAACCGTCAAGATCGTGGATCCGGACATCGTGTATCAGGCGGCGGCCAGCTCCGGCGCGGCATCCTACAGCCGACCGGCGCAGCTCTTCGACGGAGGCACCGTGGCCGGGAGCCGGTACGTCACCCCGGAGCACAACCGGTGGCTGCTGGACGGCTCCTTTCGGGCAGTGCCGGACAACCCGCAGACCATGGACGGGCAGATCGGCTTTGTGGGAGACGTCCTGTCCGGCGAGGACGGGACATTACCGGCGGCGGTGTGGGTGGAGGAGCGATTTACCGGCGTGGATGTGCTCCAGTCCTGCACGGTGTTCTTCCCGGATGCCGCGTTTGACGGCATACCCGTTGATTTTACGGTGGAGATCCGGCAGGGCGGCACTGCCTACCACACCGAGACCTTTTCCGGCAACACGGCATCCAGCGTCACCGTGACCGGCTTTACCGTCCACAATCCGGACGCCATCCGTGTGACGGTGACCAGGTGGTCCCTGCCCAGCCGCCGCCTGCGGGTGATGGAGATCATCCCCGGTGTGTGGGAGACCTGGGGGCTCCAGATGGTGGCGGATCTCAATATCGTCCAGCAGGGGGACATCAGCTGCATGTCGCTGCCCTACGGCACCTGCACCCTCAAACTGGACAACACCGGCAAGCGGTTTGAGCCGCGGAACAAGGCCAGTCTATTCCGCTCCATCGAGGAGCGGCAGGCCATCAAGTTTGAGATCGGCGTCCGGCTGTCCAGCGGCGACGTGGAATGGATGCGGGTTGGCACCTACTACCAGATGGACCCAGGATGGAAGACCAGCGGCAACGAGCCCACCATCACCTGGGATCTGGTGGATATCATCGGCCTGCTGGCAGACCGCACGTTCATCCCGCCGGATACCTTGCCCACGACGCTGGCGGGCTGGATCGCGGCCATCGTGGCCCATCTGGGCGTCAACTTCTCCGCCTGGTACCACGTGGATCCGGAGTACGCCGATCTGCCCGTCACCGCCGGCAGCGCGGAGGACGTCACCGGCAAAAAGTGCGGCGACATCCTCCGGTGGGCCTGCCAGGCCACCGGCACGTGGCCCCGGGCGGACAACGAGAGCGGCTATCTGACGGTGGAGCCGCTGTGGAGCCAGGGCGGCAGGATCACCCTGCGGGACATCCAGGACTATCCAACCATGTCCGCCAACGGCGACATCGCCATGCTGATCTTTTATCTCCACGACGGGGCCGACACCCAGTACGTTGTCACTGGCAACAACGCCAGCGCGGCAAAGAGCTGCACCATCGATAACCCCTTTATCCATACGGCGGCCGATGCCCTGGCGGCGGCGCGGATGATCCTGGCCACCTACGGCGGCAACAAGCTGGAGACCACCGGCCGGGGCGATCCGTCCGCGGAGATCGGGGACGTGGATACCGTGTGGCTGGACGAGTCCGCCGCCACCACCGGCCGGAGGATCTACCAGACGTTCCGGCTCCAGGACGGCTATCTCCAGGGCTGCCAGAGCCGCCTGCTCCAGGCGGACGGATCGTTTTTGTTCCAGGAGTGCGCCCTCCTCACGGAGGACTGCACGTGGACGGCGCCGGCGGGCGTCACCAGGCTGCGGGTGGTCATCGGACAGGGCGGCCAGGGCGGCGGCAAGGGACAGGACGGCTGGATCCAGCACAGCGGCGGCGAGGTGACCAGCGGCTACGGCGAGGACGGCGTTGCCGGATCCGGCGGCAAGATCTGGTACGGCACCATCGACATCAACCCGCAGCAGCAGTTTGCGGCCCAAATCGGACACGGCGGGGCGCCCTCCGACACCTACGGCGTGGCCGGGGCGGAGGGCGGCCACACCACCTTTGGACCCTACTCCAGCGCCAACGGCAAGGTGTATCCCAACGGCTACACGGATATCGCCAACGGCGACAGCTACGGCCGCACCGGCGTGGAGACGCCAGCCAACGGCACCAGCGACGGCGCCGCCGGCGGCAAAGGCGGCGAGCCGGGCGCCGGGCACTACTACGAGTACACCAAGTCCAATGGCAACACCGGACGGGCTTACAAGGAGGACGTGCCCCCGGGTCCCGGCAAGTCCGGCAAGCAGGGCGCGGACGGATTTGTCCTGGTGTTCTGGGATAAGGAGGACTGAGGACAATGATCACCATCCCCAATATGATCGGCGCAGTGGCGTCCTTTGAGCTGGACGTGATGTCCTCCAGCAGCGAGGGCTATGTATACTGCTCCTCGAAGCACGCCAAATACGGCGAGCGGGCGCTGCTGATGACCGGCGCCGCCGATGCTGCGGAGCGGACCTACGTGGTACGGCAAAAGAGCGTTGGATACATCACACCGGCGCTGGATCCCACTCACCTGTATTACGCAAGGGTGGAGACTTACCAGGAGACGGCGGCTGGCTCCACGGATATCTACTGGCCCATCGCGGAGCCGTCGTTTCTCAATGGCCAGAGCGGACCGGCGGGCAAATGGAACACAATCAGCGCCGTCAACGGCCGGGGCAGCTTCGCGGCCGGAAGCTATCAGATCCGGCTGGACTACAACAACAACGGAAGCTCCGCTTACATGTGGTTTGACGGGTTGGTGTTGGTGGACCTGACCGCCGCTTTCGGGGCCGGGTACGAGCCGGACAAGGCGTGGTGCGATGCTCATATCCCGTTTGGAACCGGAGACCTGTCCGTCCCGGAGCCTGTTCCCAGGACGCCGACGGGCCTCCACAAGACGGGAGAGACCGCGGACACTGTGACGCTGGCCTGGGACGCCTCCAAGTTTGCCGCCGGATACCTTGTGTATATGGACGGCGAGCTGGTGGCCACCGTCACCGGTACCAGCTGCACGGTGCCCATCACGCCGTTTAAGCGGACCGCGTACACCGTGGCCGCGTACAACGACCTGGGCAATAGCGCCGTCACCAGTCCGCTGTATGCCACCGTGTTCCGTCTCATCACGGACCGGACGGAGGCGGATGTTGCCCGCGCCCAGGCCCTGGCCGCTAAGGGCTGGGACGCCATGACGGACGCCGAAAAGGCCGAATGGTCCGGCAACCTTAAGGGCGCATACAACACCAGCGACCTCAACCGCGTCACCGCCGCCATGGAGTACCTGACGGACCTGATGCGCGGCTACGGCTACAACGTGGACTATCAGCCGGTGTCCATCACCCACGCCGACGGCACCACTGACGGCACGTGGCTGGAGACGGACGAGCCGACCTACTCCCATCTGGAGCGGTACCGGCTCAACGTGGCGGCTGTCCGGGCCGTGCTTGCCATGCTGCCCACCACTCCGGATACACCTGCGCGGATCGTGGCGTCGTCCGTGGGCGCGACTGACGGCCTGACGTGGTCCGGGGCCAACGACATCGAGCGGATTCTGCTGGACGTGGAGCAGATGATCAACAATATGGCCGCCGCATGGTACTACAGCGGCGACCTGTATGCAGGGGAGGTATAAGCCATGCAAAATAGAGTATCTGCCAATCCCGGCCGTGTGCTGATCACGCCGGAGGACGGCTCCGCGGCGTTTTACGCCACTCTGACGCGGGCGGACAATCCAACGGAGGCCGGGGATCCGCTGAGCAAGGAGACGCTGCTCAAAGACGCCACGGCGGCGCTGTACGGCCTGGACGCCACGGCGGTGCCGGATGAGGTGCTGGAGCGCATCAGCAGGATGTTCCCGGCCAACATGGGCGTGCTGACGGTGTATATCGCATCCGCCAGCGGTAGCCCCATCGACACGATGATCCGGATCACTCCGGCCATCAACGAGGAGACCGACTTTGTGACCCTTCCTAACGGGAGATTCAGCATCTTCGCGCCTCCCGGCACTTACACAGTGAGCATCGTCGGCTCTCCGTTTATCACCACCAGCGACTCGTCTAAGAGCGTCACCGTCACGGCTGGATGCTTTGTACAGACCTCGTTTGCCGCCGAGTGGGTGGACTCCGGAAAGGCGTATATCGAGGAGAGCCGGACGCTATATGTGCCGGAGCATCTATCCTCCGTTGATCTGTGCGCCATTGGCGGCGGCGGTTCCGGCGCAACTGAGACCAATAACAACGGCGTAGCGACCGGCGGCGCTGGTGGATATCTCAAAAATATGCTTAGCGCAAATCTCGGCAGGAAAACACTCAGTATTACAGTTGGAGCTGGCGGAGAAAGATCGCAATCGAGTCCCGGCAATGCCGGAGGAGCGACAACGGTAAAATCTAACGGCAGTACAATCCTTAATGCTCCAGGCGGCGGAGGAGGAAAAAGTGCATCGTCCAGCAATGCAGCTGGCGCAGACGGAGGATCCGGAAGCGGCGGCGTATACAATAATGTCTGCTATGACGGCGGTTCGGACGGATCTGATGGCGGCGGCAACAACGGCGGTAAAGGCCAGGGCACTACTACGAGAGAGTTTGGAGAGGCGTCCGGGACACTGTACTGCGGCGGCGGAGGATCCATGAATTACGGAAATGGTACTGATTCCGCCGGAGGCGCTGGTGGCGGCGGAGACGGTGTGTACGGCGGTAACACGAGCGCCACTGTTTACGGCGGAGACGGTACCGCGTATGGCGCTGGCGGCGGAGCTGCCGGTGCATACAACTACAAATATTCCGGCGCAGGCTATCAGGGTGTCCTGATTATCAGATGGTGAGGTGCGCAATGAGAGCAGCTATTGTATCGGACAATATCATCACCAATGTCATCGTCCTGCCGGATGGCGCGGACCCGGCTGAGTACGGAGCGCTTCCGCTGCCGGAAGGCAAGTGGATCGGAAACCAGTACGCGGAACCGTCCACGCCGCCTGCGGAGTCGGAATCCGACACGGACGTATGGCAGCAGCTGGACGCAGCGTACAGAGAGGGGGTAGCAAGCGCGTATGACAGCTAAGGATAGAGTTCTGGCCCGGGAGCGTGCACGGGGGCGGTCGGACGCGCTTGACCTGGCCGGGCGGGCGTCTGCGCTGGACGGCACCGCCATCATCGCCGAGGAGGATCACATCCCGGCATGGCGGGAGGACGCCGTCTACACCGCCGATATGATCGGCTGGCCTGTGCAGGACGATGGACAGGTGTACACCATCCTCCAGGCCCACACACCGGCCAACAACCCAGGCGTGCGGCCTGCGGACCTGCCTGCCATCTACAGCCGCCAGAACACCAGCGATCCGGCCCAGGCAAAGCCCTGGATGGCCCCTGCGGGCACCAGCGGCGTGTATCTCATTGGCAATTGCGCCGTGGATGCGGGCCACGTCTGGCGCTCTACTTTTGACGGCTCCAACGTCTGGCGGCCCACGGAGTACCCGGCGGGCTGGGAGGACCTGGGCACGGTTGAGGAGGTGCAGGGCACATGATCAAAACACTGAGTTACGCCGTCACCGGACAGCACATCGAGACGACGGAGACGGCCATGCTGGTGGCCGGGACGGTCAACGAGTATACGGCCAGATTCTCCTTCGACGCCGACTGGGACGGCTACCAGCGTGTGGCTGTGTTCAACGCTGACGGTACGGAACGGGAGCAGCTGCTGATAGATGATGCCTGCGCGGTCCCCTGGGAGGTGCTGTTGACAGGAGCCTATCTCAAGGTGGGCGTCTACGGCACCAGGGACGGCAGTCGCCTGCCCACCATCTGGACATCTCACAGGCAGTACATCCACGATGGCGCGGGACCCACCGACGAGGCCGCGGACCCGTCGCCCACGCTGGTGGAGCAGCTGCTGGGCCGTATCGGGGACCCTGCAAACCTCAAGACGGAGGACAAGTCCTCTCTGGTGGCGGCGATCAACGAGGTCTGGTCCTCCGGAGGCAGCGGCGGCTCGTCTGTGACGGATGCGGCCATCAACGAGGATGGACACCTGATCATTACGCTGTCCACCGGGAAAGAGATCGACGCCGGGTATGCTGTTGGGCCTGCTGGATCAAATGGAAAGGACGGCGCTGATGGTAAATCCGCCTACCAGTACGCCAAGGACGGCGGATACACTGGCACCGCGGCGGAGTTTGCGGCCAAAATGGCTGCGGAGATCCCGGAGGTGGATGCTACCCTCAAGGAGTCCGGCAAGGCCGCAGACGCGAAGGCAACAGGCGATGCGATTAGTTCACTTTCTGAGGAGATGTTGACCGACGCCGAACTGAGCAACGCTGTGGACAATGCGCTGGCCCAGGCGAAAGAATCCGGGGAGTTTAATGGTAAGGACGGCATCACCCCCACAATTGGCGAGAACGGCAACTGGTATCTGGGCGAAACCGATACCAGCAAACCCAGTCGGGGTGAGACTGGCCCGCAGGGACCCCCTGGGACGGATGCAAGCGTGACGGCGGCCAACGTAGCTGCCGCCATGGGCCTGTCCGGTCTGGCGGCGGATGACCAGATCATGGTGTCCGCCGTGGATGCAGACGGCAAGCCCACCGGTTGGCGGAAAAAGTACCGGGACATGCTCAACGTCCGGGATTTCGGAGCTAAGGGCGACAGCACCACCGACGACACGGCGGCCATCCAGGCGGCGCTGGATGCGGCCAGCACACGGGGTATCTCCGCCGTGTTGTTCCCAACTGGGACCTACAAGGTCAGTGCAACCACGGCGGACAACAATTTCTTTGCCGCCCTGACGGTGCACAGCGGGCAGCGGCTGATTTTCGACGCCGCTACCCTTCAGCTGACTGCCAATGGCTACGATTTCTACGCCGTGCTGAACATCCACAACGTGAACAACATCACCGTTGAGGGCGGGCTGACCATCATCGGAGACCGGGAGTCCCACACGGCCACCACCGGTGAGAGCGGTCACGGCATCCGCATAGTCAACAGCCACAACGTCCATGTCAGCGATGTGTTTATCCAGTATACCTGGGGCGACGGCGTGTGCGTCGGAGGAAACGGCACGATGGAAGAAATCTCCGAAAATGTGACGCTTGAGAGGATAAACACTTACAAATGCAGCAGAAATGGCTTGTCTATTATTGAGGCTGACGGCGTTACCGTGCGGGACTGCGAATTCAGCTATACAGACCGTACCGACCCCCAGTATGGCATTGATGTTGAGCCGAATCTCGGCACGGCAACAAACATCATGATCGACAATGTAAAAATGCTCAATAACGGCATCGGATCGTTTAGCCTGTATGTCAAAAAGGCTACTATGGACGGAATCATCTCCCTGCGTAACATTGAAACGGACAGCAAGACCATCGTCTACACGAGCGGAGATGGAGGCGGAAAATTTGATGTATCCGTTGATGGATGGCGGCACTCGCAGAAATCGGGTGCAACTAGTGCAACTCTGCGCTTTTCCGGAGATGGGAATCTGCGGGTCAAAAATCTCAAACTCAGCAACAAGAGCGGGGAGCGCGTTTTGTACCTGTTTGATGCAAAAAACATCAGCATTGACGGTGTGAACGTGGACGATGACCCGTCTGTTAGTATCAAAGGAACTCTGTCCATCGAATCGAGTGTTTCCCTTGAAAACGTCATTATAAACGGGTTTTTATCGCGAAACCCGAATGAAGCAACTTACTCTGGAGGAACAGAGATCCGGCTGAGTAATGCGCAGGACAGGATTGTCAATCTCAACGACTACCTGACGACGGGAGGAAGCTCCGAGAAATACAACCTGCTGATGTGCGACAGGGAACTCGTCCTGAATACGGACTTGTCGGCAAAGGCTCGGATCTATATCAAACCGTCCTACGGAGACATCAACCCTGTCCGGGTGGTAAACAAAACGTCTGGTACGCAGATTTACCTATACACGACGGTATCCAACAACATCAAATTTTACGGCGATATTGTTGAAAAGGAATCGGCAAACGACTGTACGCTGCTCCCCTGGCACAGCTATGATGTGTACCCCATGCTTGCGAGAGGCCTCGTCTATGTCCGCTGTCTGGACATGAGCATTCCGCAGAATGTGTCAGACCTGACAAACGATTCCGGCTACCAGACGGCGGAGCAGGTGGAATCCACCGTGACGGGTAAAGGCTACCAGACGGCGGAGCAGGTGGAATCCACCGTGACGGGTAAAGGCTACCAGACGGCGGAGCAGGTCAGCGCCGCTATCACTGCGGTCGTTGGCGCGGCGATGGAGGCGAGTTATTGATGGGAAAATACAACACACTGAGCGCTCTGCTGAGTGCCATTGCAGATGCCATCCGCAGCAAGACCGGAGGTATAACGGCCATTGCCGCCGAGGATTTCCCGGAGGCCATCGGCGGCATCGTCACCGGCGGCGGAGTGGACACCAGCGACGCCACGGCCACGGCGGGCGACATTGTTGTTGGGAAAACAGCATATGGAGCAGGCGGAAAATTAACGGGTACCTTTAAAATTAAAACAGGGTCTGTCACTTTGTCCAGCGCGGTAACAATCTCAAGTTATAAGACGATCACACACGGGCTTGGGACTGTACCGGCCATAATCCTGTGCTGGGTGGACAACACACCAGACTTCGACAGTACTGCAACATACAACTGTGTAAGCGCATATGCTTGCAACTTCGAATCGGGACTTATCCAAGGAATAAAGGCAAGCAAGTCTGCTGTCAACTGCATCAATTCCAGCGGAGCTGGAGCAGGAGACTCAACCAGCACGTCAGCCACCACCTGTTGCGCAGACAAAATAACCAGCACGACGTTTAGACTGCGAACCAACGGTTCGTCGCGTTGCTGGGCAGGCGGGGCTGTTATTCACTGGGTTGTGATGGCATAGCAAAGCGTTATCAATCTGAGCCGAAAG